TCATAGAAGAATGTTGACCGGTGCGACTTCGTGCCACTCAACATCATTACCGTCGATATAGATTTTAGTTACGCTGTCACTAGAGTGTGCCATGCGTTGACGTGGGTTTTCTCCGGCTGCAGAAAACAGCCTGGCGGCTAATCCGCGGATTTCGTGGAAGGTAGGTCGTAAACTTTTGTCGATATCGGCATACAGCCCCAGTTCGTCTCTTACCTTACTGAAGGTTCGACTAATGGTTTTTCGTGTGACCTGATAACGATGGTCACACTCCTTAGAAATACCATTATCCTGCTTGGGCTTGCGATGGACAATGTACGGGCAGTGAAGTCTAGATGTACGAGATAAATCAACGGCATCTTTAATACCCTGTGTCACAGGAATGGCGACATAAGAAGTCTTAGCATTTGCTGATTTTGCTCTGTGGATATACAAAGTACCGTACACTAACGTGTTATCAATGTTTATGGGTTCCTGAAGCCAAAGTATTCCACACAAGTTGGGTTTCGGATTTTTGATCCGGTACTTGATACGGTGAAGCTCTTTCACGGCATGTGTCGACTGAATTGAAAGTTTCATTGCCACCTTCAAAAATAGTGGGGCTGCGCTCTCAATGGCTTTGTAGTCTTCGATCTTCAAATCCAGCCGGTTTTTTTCTTTGTCTCTGGCGTTGAGTTTCTTGGATTTCTTGTTGAGTAAAATGTTGCTTTCAATCGCCGATTCATCGGCCAAGTAGGCAAAGATTTTCTTTAGTCGACCGAGCTTTTTGTTGTATACCTCTTTGGATTTGTCACCATAATGCCTGGTCAGAAAGTCATTCATCATAGCGAGCGTTAAGGATTTGCTGTAAACAGTACCAAGATCTACACGCAACTTTTCAATATCAGATTTGGTTTCCGTAAGGATCGAAGAAGAAAGGTCTTCCTCTGAGACGATTCTTTTTTCAACCACATCTAACCAATCACTCAAAATGCGATCAAAACTGTCTTTTGGCTTGCGGCGATGATGAAATTGAACAGTGTGCTCAGGTCGATACTCCGCATTGTAGGCATTGGCTGCCGTTATGATTTCCTGGACAGTAAATTTTTCCGGTAGCAGAACACGTGAGCCATCGACAAGCGTAAATCGATATCGAGTCTTCCCATCCTTTCTCTCTTTGTACAGATACTTTGGGAGATGGGTAAGCTCACGCGTCCTTTTACGACCAACCAAAACTAGTGCCTCATGAAGTCTAACAGCTCGTTTACTCTCTCATCCGACGATGAAAGGGGCGGGTCACATGGAACTTGTATTAACCAGCGACCTGTCGGGAGTTGCCTGCCTTTGAGGATCCCTTTTTTCAACCAGATTCGAATCGAATTTGGGGTGTAAGTGGTATCAGGAAGAAACTCTTTCAAATATTGACTTACTGTAATTTCTCGATAAGTTTTTGACCCATTCATCACTGGATCCCCTCTAAATTTGAGTACGATGTTTACAGCTTTACTCGTCTAAGCTTTGTTCTGAAGATTCTAAGGCTCTGAGTTTAATCAACTGCTCTTTGTAGGCTTTTCTCGCTTTGGTTTGCTCGCTATTTTTGAGGTGCTTTGCATCAGCCACCACTTCGGTCAGCTCTCTCTCGCTTTGGGCGTGCTCAATCTTGAGCAAAATACCATCTAACGTAACAGTTTCCTCTTCGTCTGAAACCATAGGTGCATCTGCCGTCAGTTTGCTTCGAAGTCGTTCAGTTCGAGAACTGTTTTTCGCTGGAGTCGGATTGATACTTTTTTCTTCAACAGGCTCAAGCTCGTCCGGGGTATACACTCCCATAATGACATCCGGAGTGTGTAGTCTTGCCCACCGCTTTACTGCTAAATAAGCAAGCTGTTGTTTGGGGTCGGACGCCCAGAGCGTTGAGTTTCTGACTTGTGCCTGCGTTAATAGCAGCTCTAATACTCTCGGCTCGTCTTCTCCTTTCAGGGTAGCCCATGCGCGAACACCCAGACCCTGTTCATCTTCAGGTTTCCAGTTGGGTGCCTGATAGGACTTCCCACTTCCATTTTGCCTGGTGGCGAACTTTCCAATGACCTTGTGCCAATCACCAAACCACTCATAGTTAATTCGGTCTTTGGTTGGAGCCATGGCAGTCACCACCGCGTTAACAAGCTGAGCTTCGTAACCAAGCGTCCCGTTCACTAGGTGCGTCTTCTGCGCTACGGCGTGTGGATTCATACGCCATTGCATAGATTGAATCGTTATAGCGAGACAGTCTCCAGGACTGCCTCTGAGATGGGTTGGAATGGTCGATTTACCCGTCGCCATCAGCTCTGCAAAGCGCTCAAGCCTCCCCATAAGGTCGGGGTTAAACATCATCGTAGCAACATCAAACGCTAGTGAGGTGTTGTCCGGCACCGCGCTTAGCAGTGATAACTCTTGATCAGACAATTGTACGCTCATCATGGACTCCTTACGTTCTAAAAACGCGGCTATGTGATTCGGTAGTAAACTGCTTGGCGATAGCCGGTTCTGCCTCTTTCAATGCTGTCGTATCAACGCGCTTGCTGCTTTGCGATTTCCAGGAGCAGAGCTTTTTACCATTTTCATCAAGTAACACTTCGGCGTTATCACCCATGAAGTGCTTAATCGCGAAATCCAGTCCGCCAATGTGTTTGCCTCCAACCATTGGACCATATGCCTCTGTTTCCAGCGCTTTGATTTGGTCTTTGATGGTTTTAAATCGTTTGAAGACATCAAGTATTTCATCGGTTACCACAATACTTCGACCGTTATCCTTAGCATGCATGGTATCGAGATCATGAAGATTGAGTGGGGAAGGGGGTATGTCGGCAATGACATGCTCAAACCAGAAAACCTTCAGCTTTTGTGTCACGATGTCAGCTAAGTGATTATCATAAAGCATGGTGTAGATTCGAAAGTCGTTGCCACCAATTAACACAGCCAAATCCCAGACTTTTTTGTCACACACCATCATGTAGTGAAGCATTTGGAGCATGTAAGTTTCAGGGACTTCGTCACTTTCTTCCACACACTCGATAACGCCGTTTTTCTCCATATAAGCATTACCATTTCCCCACAAGTCCCGGCTTGCCCACTTGTCGGCAGTTTTACATTCAAGCCCTTTCTTAGCTCCGACTATATGGCGGTCGATGTTGGCCCGGAGCCAGGGCATAGTCTTGTGAATGTATGGGCTATTGCGTTTTTGTACTTTCAAACCGGTGCGCCTCGTGTATTCACGAGCCACTGTCTCTTCCAGTTCAATACCAAAGTGTACGCGGTCATTATTGGAAAGGTCTTCTGGCTCTTCTCGCCCTGTCTTTTCCAACCAAACATCGTGAGGCGTTCGATAGGGACAGATACCAAGAATAGCCGCTACGTCAGAGCCTCCAACACCAAAACGTCTCTGAAAATGAAAGCTCTCGATATCAGTCTGTTTCATGCCGTTACGGCGAGCCAGAATAATTAAGGATTTCACATACTCTTTGTGTATAGACGCAAGGGATACAGCATTAGCGGTAGTCATAAAAACCTCCGTGTTTACGTGACTGGTAAATGGGTTCAGCAAGTTCGCTAGCCAGAGTTTCTGCCGCAGATTCAATCATGAAGTGGTAGCGGTGCCTTTGAGCGAGGAAACCTTCGGGGTTATCTCTATTCGCAGCCAGTGCAATACAGGTATCACAGAATTCTTCGGTCTCGAATGCTGTCGACAAGACATCGTCGAATCCCCATTTTTGACCACCCACTAGAACGCCTTTATTGCTCAGTAAGTCGCAAGTGAGTTCGTTTTTAATGATTTCAAGTGCAGCGTGGACTTCGTCTAACCTGTCTTGCTCCGCTAGATAGTGGTGTAAGTCCAGGGTCATGATGCAGGGTGTTTTCATGGAGACTCCTTATTGAATTTGAGCTCACTATATTCTTAGCAAACTAAGATTAATTATTCAACAGAAAATATTAGTAAACTAAGATTTATTTTAAGGAGAAGTAATATTGAGCTTGAAAACACAGAAGCTTTCATCGCTAAGTTTTAGTTATGCTAAGAATCGGAAGTAATGTAGATTAAATAAAAGTTTGAAAGGAGCTTGTGGAACGCGCGACCAACTACTAGTGAATTGATTGCGCGGGTTTTTAAAAGGAATTAGGGAATTGCGAGTGCAAAGATTTAGCTGAAGAATGTTCCGGCGAATATAACTACGCCTAGGATGCTATCATTCGGATCCAAAGGGATAATTTGCTCAGGCCAATTAGGGTTTGACGACTTCAAAAATTGTTTTCCGTCTTCAATAATTAGTTGTTTTAAAGATACTTTATTGCCAGCTTCTCGGCTAACAACTACAAACATATCATTGCTCGGAGAAACTTCTGGGTCTACAAATATCAACTCTCCTGCACGAATATCTGGCTCCATACTGATCCCTTTGACTTGTAAAATAAAAGTCTTTTCACTACATGGGGCCGGACATGGATACCTCTTTAAATTTTGGCTGTCTAATTCATGGCTAGTAGTCACCCAACTTACTGTATCTTCCCATCTCAGCAAAGGGAAAAGACCTGTTATATCGGGTCCCGATTCGACGGTTGCAACCACAGATGGAGAAATTCCTTTCCCATTAAGGAGCCATTCTGGTTCGCACTGCAGTAACTTAGCAAGAGACAGTAAATTGCTGCCACCGGGTTTAGTAACTCCGTTAACCCACTGACTAACGCCACCACTACTAACTCCAGTGGCGTTTGTAATGTCAACGCCTTTAAGACCTAAGTCACTCATGCGTTGTGTGATTCTTTTAGAAATGCTCATTTTAGTATTCTAAACTTTTTCTTGTTAAGTATCTTGAGAGTTGAATCTTAGTTTGCTAAGGTTTTTATTGTGATCTACTCAAATTAGGATTACTTCTATGTATAAATCTGAAGCCGTTGATCATTTTGGAAATGCACTAACTCTTGCTAAAGCTCTAAAAATCACTTCTGGAGCAATCTCTCTTTGGGGTGAGATTATCCCTGAAAAACAGGCTCTTAAGTTAGATAGGCTAACGAAAGGATCTTTAAAGTATGACCCGAGCCTTTACGAAAAGATCGATGATGGAAACGCATATGTGGATTCATAAAGTTTTTATGCTGTAGCTATATTTCATTTTGCTAAAACTACACTTACATAGGTAGGTCTCCAATGATTAGCAACAAACATCGCTTGAGGATACTGAACAAACACATATCACTGTGGCTTGAAAGAAATGGAATCTCTCAGTTACTTATCGCTCAAAATATTGTGGAGCAGTTTTCAAAATTGGGTTTGAACAAGTCACTGCAGATAGAGGAGATTTCCTTCATGGATGCGGAGGATGTCTTTACGAATGCAGACACTAACCGGCAAAAGATTTTTCGCTGGCTAGGAGTTGCAGACAATGGCACTAAACGTTCGCCCGCCCGTCTATTTTTTGTTGAACAAGCCATTGTTGCCGCCATGCCCCTTGATCTCCGCATTTCTTATCTAAACGAAGTCTACGACATTCCTGGTTTATACATTGGTGTCAGTCCCATCAAAATGAATGATGAGCTTTGTTGTTCGACAATTGCAGCTTCTCTTACGAAGGAAAACATGGAAGCTCAAATTTCAATGATCGAGCTTGAAGGGAGTCCTGAGTCAATCCCGTTAATTCGGAAAACACATAAGGAACTCAGAGAGTCTGTAGCAACATCGCTCGCTGCTATCAACTTACTTGAAGAGCGCCATCCTGAACTCAACTCAAATTAGCAGAATGCAGAGAGGACATCATGAACCATGTAACTGGCAAAGAAAATGTCTTAGATTTTCCTGAACGTGAGATTGAAAACAAAGAAAGGTCTATCTGCGTATCTGGATTCTTTAGTATTCCCAATGAGCTGGCAGACAAACTATGCAGTACCCGTTTAAGTGATCAAGAGCATCGTGTTTTGTTTGCTGTGATGAGAAGAACCATTGGATACCACAAGTTAGTGGATTGGGTTTCTCTTGAACAGCTTCACGAGATGACCGATATCAAAAAGCCCAATTTGAGTAAGACCATCAAGACCCTTTTAGAAAGGCGAATCCTTGTAAGAGAAGGGCGGAAATTGGGTATCAATCCAACGGTATCGGAGTGGGTAGACAAAGCCAGAACGTTATCCAAACAGATAACGAAAGTTATGCCAATAGATAACGATTGTTATGCGAATAGACAACCCGACCATGAACAAAAAGTTATGCCAATGGATAACGCTGTTATCCAAACAGATAACAATTGTTATGCGGATAGACAACCACAAAAGAATACAATATTACAAAATACAAATATAAAAAAAAGAAACAAAAAAAAGACTCTCAAACCTCCAGACCAAAAATCATCACCTCCTCCTGTGGATTTTTCAGTTTTCGAAGGCATCACTTCAGAGCAGATCTCAGAACTCAAACGGATTCGAAAAGCCAACAAAGGTGGTCCCATTAGCCAGCGTGTCGCTAACCAGCTTGCGAAAGAATTTATTCGGGCGAGGCAATACGGATTTACGCTTGATGACTGCCTGACTGAATGGGAAACACGAAGTTGGAAATCATTCAAAGCAGCATGGGTGGCACCCAAATCGAAATCTTACCCAGATTTCCACAATGGCGATACGAGTTGGGCAAAAGACCTTGGTTGGTAGGAGAGGCACACATGAAAAATGTTAATCAACTGAGCCAGGAATACCGCCAAAATCCGAAGCGGTTTGCGGACAAGTACGCCCCGAAGCCTTCGTCTACACAATCGATTGAGGAGGCGGCGGCTCAGATTGTCAATACGTTGTTTGCGGAACTACAATCGATTTTTCCATCGTGGCGACACGCATTGCCGGATGAGGAAACCTTGTCCCGAACAAAGAAAACCTGGGCCAAGGCATTCATTGAAAATCAGGTTGTCACTCAAGCCCAGTTACAACAGGGGTTAAGGGAAGCGAGAAGACACAGCAGCCCATTTTTCCCGAGCGCAGGACAGTTTATTGACTGGTGCCATGGAAGCCCGGAGCAGCACGGTATCCCTGACGTTCGCAGTGCGTATTTGGAAGTTTGCAAACATGCCTCTGACCCCACCAGGGCTAATTGGACACATCCAGCACTATACGTCATGGGAAGCAAAACTGGGTGGGATGCACTAAAAACCCGTTCAGAGAAATACACATATCCTATTTTTCAGAGTCAATACCAAAAGATTTTGATACGAGTAGCAAGAGGGGAATCCTTTAGCGATTCTGTTCCCAAGTCTCTACTAGGTAAACCTTTGAAAGCACCGCTAAGCCGAGAGAAATCCATTGAGCGTATTCAGAGTCTTCGTGACATGTATGGATTTCAAAAGAGGGGCGGGGATATCAGTGATAAGAAGTAATTCTTTTGTACAGTTGATTGATATTTAATCAAAACCTACTCTCACGCCAAATAGTCGACATCATAAAGTACATAAGCCTAGATTATGCAAGGCATTGCATGCTATTCTGACGGAGTGTTCAATATGCAACTGGATACCTTGTGAATAAATTATTCACACATTTTTCCCATAGTATTTGTAAAGCGGCAAAGGAGTTTGAATCTACCTATGAATTTTAATCAAAGATTAGAATGTGGTACTTGCGAAGAACATATTGATTGCCGTATTGGCATGTCTAATAGGGATGTCCAACCAATTAGTTTCGCATGCCCAACCTGTGGGGAAGGTATAACGATTGAACTAAGTTTGGGTAAAGGATTTAAATATAAAGGTGCTAAATCGCTCGTATTTGAAGGTCCTTTTACAAATGAAAATCCATTCATTGACCTACATTTAGATTTCCCAGTTAAATTTGGCGAATATAAAATGGGTCATACCCCATTTATGATGGCTCATTCAAGAATAGGTCTTGAGAATTTTCAAATTCATAACACAAGATTAAATGCTCTAAACTTGCTTTACCCTAAGTTAGATGACTTTAAACGTATTCTCCGTCTTTATACTAAAAATCCAAAACTATTTGGTCAGTTATGTGAATCAAAATTTGGTGAAAAGCTGCGTTCTGAGAAGCCCCAAGATTTAAACCTTGCACTTTATTGTGTTATCGCAAAGGTCTTTTTCCCTTTTTCAATGCCAGATGAAAATGCAGACTCTGTAAAGTTGCATATGAAGGCGATTCGCGAAGCTTTAAGCAAGAGTAAAGATGGCTTAAGTGCATACATGAACGAGATTTTTGAGACTAGTTTTTTACATAATATACAGAGAGACTGCCTAGATATTTATCCTCAAATACTCGCAGGCGAGCTTGCGTTTCGGCCCGCGCTATTTCTAGATTTTGATGATAACTATGAAAAAGAGTTTGTAGCATTTAGAGTGTCAGCACATGACTTTCAAACTTATAAAGATCTTTACAAAGATATTTCTGAAGTAATGTCACGACAATTGGTTCTAGTTGCGGGGCTCAATAATCTAATTCATCGTGGTGACTTTAATAAGTTTAAAGATGTAGGCAAGACAACCCCGAAATCACTTCATGCATATGCTGATTTACCATATGGATTTAAAGCCAGTCATTTAGATGATTGTTGGTATAGTATTGCTGAAGGCTCGGTAAATAATCAGTTACGAAACTCAATCGCACATGTAAAAGTTGAGTACAATGAAGTCACTCAATTAATTACATATTTCCCTAAAAAGGAAGGTATAAAGCAAGAGAAAGCAGAGAAAATCTACTTCCTTGATTTTATGAGGAATATATTGATTTCTTACAGGGAAATGCATCGTATGCATCAGTTAATTAAGTGCTTGTTTAATTATTACTACTTATTTCATCAAAAAACCGCTTAACAGGCTAATTCAGGAGGACAAAAGAAGTTGGCTTTTGCTTCTACTTCTAAATTTGTGTTTATGGCACAATGCTTTAGGTCTGGGTGGTAATGTTGCTTGCCCCTTAATTTGGCGTTATATGCGGTAAAAAAGTATGACATAATCAATAAATAAGGAGATTTAAGTGAACTTGGGAAAGGTATGGAGTGACCCTGTGTTTAGCAAGGTAATAGCAGGTGGAATTATAGGTCTAGGTGGATTGGTAGTTACTTTTATAATCAACTATTTTAATCTACCTATTGATGAAAGACATATATTTAATATAGATATTTACGGGACAGTTGAGCTAAATGCTATTTTCGTTACCACTCTTTTGGTCTCAGTTTTTGGGTATATTATTTGGTCAATTGCACTTAACAGGAAAAAATATGATGTGTTTTTTTCTGCTCCAATGTCGTTTGAAACTGATGAGGAGTATCAAGCAACACGTGCAGACTGTATGAAACTGATAGAAGAAATCAAAAAAAACACTTCGTTCAAGCGTATATACTACGCAGCAGAAAAGATCGAAACAATGGAGGCTTTTAGTACAGCTAATCATGCGGCGACAGATGATCTACGAGCGCTTAAAAAAAGCAAAAGATTTTTGTTATATATGCCCCGAAAAATCCCTTCAAGCTCAATATTTGAAGCAGGTTACGCCTTCAAAAGGAGTATTCCTACAGTGTATTTTTGTCATAGTAGTAGTGATTTACCTTTTCTACTAAAAGACCTCAATGATTCATATCGTATGGTAAGAAAATATGAAGGTAAGTCTGTGAATGCGTTATGTAGATATGTTAAGCAACATAAAACAAGAATGTTTGCGAAAAGCATATAACACATATGAGCCTTCCGCCTGTCAATGGGCAATAACATTCTGTTGGCTGCGTCAGCAGCCAATCCATTTCGAACACAAAGTCATCTACTTCGCTTTGTCATTACGTTCACGAATACGCGCCTCCAAACTCTTCCAAATGTATACTTGTAGTTGCATATTTGCTAAAGTAGTCAGCAGCTTAGGGCGAGTAACGGATTTGTGGAGAATGGCTTTCCCGTTGGAGTCAACGACGTGGATGATAAAGTGATTTTTCGCTAAGTCGAAGTCGCCAAAATAAGAACAATTGGACATGGTGCCTCCAGTGTTCATCGATACAACCTCAGTGTGGCAGATTCAAGGGAGGGGAGCCATGTAATTCGTTAGCTCTCATGTTGGACTAATTTATGAATTTTGATGAAAGATTGGAGTATTTCGGCAAGAACTATGACACTCTGTGTTTTAAGTTCCTAGGAAGTGGTCGAAAGGAATATATCGGCAATAAAGACCTTTCATGTCGATTTTGTGGTAAAAATGAACCAGATGTTACATTTAGAACAATTGCTCATGCTGTTCCAGAATTTCTAGGTAATAAGCAACTTATACTTCGTAATGAGTGTGATGCGTGTAACGAATTTTTCTCTAACAACTTAGAAGATCACCTAGACAAATTTACAAAACCTTATCGAACTTCTGCCCAGATAAAGGGTAAAAAAAAGGTGCCTTCAAATAAATCGAAAGATAAAAGAACACGATTTGACTTCAAGCCTGGAGATAAGTCGATAATAGTGTCTCCCGAGGACAGTGAACTAACGGACATTGATAAAGAAAATAAAACTCTAACATATAAGTTTGAAATTGAGCCTCACATACCAGCTGCAGTATATAAGTGTTTAGTGAAAATAGGGCTTTCTGTCATAGAGGAAAGTGAACTAGATAACTTTGAGTATACTATTCGATGGATACTAACTAAAGACCATAGTGTAGAGTTCTTGAATCCGTTGCTTTTAACTCAGTCTTTTGTTCCCGGTCCAAGACCAAATCGTGAGTTAGCTGTATTGGTTCTAAAAAAACGAGATCTAGTCAGTACCAAGCCTAGTTACCTTCTCGTTGTTGGATTTGGAAATGTAGTGTTTCAGCTAATCTTGCCATCAAGTTTAGATTCTTTGTTGAATCGTTATGAGATTCCATTAATGCCATTACCATTTGAGCGAGATTGGCCTTATGGTGCTATTAGGTCCGATATCATAGATCTAAGTAGCCACGAGCATATGAGAGATAAAGTCGTACCTATGAAGTTCTCTGCTGGTCGTATCAGAGAGATACCTGAGCTCAAGGGTAAGTCAATCGACGAGTTGAGGAAAAAGAGCCAACACATATGAGCCTTCCGCTTGTCAATAAGCAATAACATTATCTAGGCTGCGATAGCAGCCAATACATCTCGAACAACAAAGCCTTCTACTACGTTTTGTCATTCCGGTCACGAATGCACGCCTTTACACGCTTTTAATTATATGCTCACGGGTGAGTATTTGTTAAAATAGTCGCTAGTTTAGGGTGAGTGACGGATTTTCGGAGAATGGCTTTACCGTCAGAGTCGGCTACGTGGATATTAGGGTGGTTTTTCGCTAAATCGATACCGCCTCTGTGTGGCAGATTCTAAGAAGGGGTAGCCATGTCATTCGTTAGCTTAATCGGAGAAAAAGTTGTATATGAGCAAAGACACCGAAAATTTGGCACAGTTCAGTACGTTAGACTCTGTTGTTAACTCTGTAACTTTGAAACAGTTCAGTGCATTAGACTCTGTTGCTAACTCTGCAGCATTGAAGCGTTTTAGTGTGTTAGACTCTGTTGCTAACTCTGCAGCATTGAAACGGTTCAGTGTGTTGGACTCTATTGTTAATGCTGCAACACTGAAACGGCTTAATGCGTTTGATTCTATTGTTAACGCTCCATCTTTGATGCACTTTGATACGCTGAATTCTGTGTACACAGAGCAAGAATTATCTGAATTTTCTGAAGTATTATCGGAGGCTAGTGATACCTTCCAAAAGGGGGAATCTTCCCAACAAGATATTGAAAACACGTTTAAAAAATTACCCGTTTTCTTTCTCCTGTTTCTCAAGTATCTATTTAACTGCATTGTTATGCCATTATTTGTTGCGGTCTGTCTGCAACCCCTACTGGCAGAGTATCTCCAAAATAACAGCGAACCTCGCCGGGTGCAGAAAAGTGCAATCAAGAAACTACCTCAAAAAGCTGGCATAGAGATAACTGCTGTTAACAGGTTTATTAGTGGTGATGGAGTGCGTTTGAGATCTTCTTCTTCAATAAAGTCTGAGGTTATCTCTAATCTAAGATTTGGGCAATTGGTGTACGTATTGGAAAAAGAACGTAGTTGGATAAAGGTTGCTGTTCCTCAAAAAGACGGTAATACACTTGAGGGATGGGTGTTTAATGAGTACACAGAACGCTTTAAATAATTAAGCTAACACATATGAACTTTCCGCCTGTCAATAGGTAATAACATTCTATTGGCTGCGATAGCAGCTAATCCATTTCGAACAACAAAGTCGTCTAGTTCGTTTTGTCATTTCGTTCATGAATGTGCGCCAATACGCGCTTCTAGACTATGAGCTAAAGTGTATATTTGCTATAGTAACCAGTAGCTTAGGCGAGTGACGGATTTGTGGAGAATGACTTTTACGTTGGGGTCGACAACATGGATGCTAAAGTGATTTTTCACTGAATAGAACCACCTCAGTATGGCAGATTCTAGGGAAGGGGAATCCATGTCATTCGTTATGGCTCTGAGTCTCAAGAAGCTTTAGAGGAACTATGTAGTGAGTAGTAGGGTTCGATATAAGAAATTAATCTCTCAAATGAAATCGTCTTGGATCAGTGCAAGACGTTTACAAGTCTTTGGTTCTATTCCATCTCCGTTGTATCGTGCATTTTCCAAGCTTGAGTACGCTGAAGATTTTTGTAAGGGAAATATTCGCTTTCAAACACTGGAGTATTACAAAAATACAGAGGATAAAACCCGTGTTGATATGGCTGAAGGGATTGCAGAGGCACAAGTAACAGGAGAAGCTCTAATTATTGGTCCTAAAGGTAGCGGTAAAGTTGTTGTAGGTGTTGAGAAGCTGGTTGCTCCGACATTTAATGACTCGCACTTTATCTGCTGCATGTCTCTACCTTTAAACGGTAAGCCATCTAAAGAACTGGCAAAGTTCGGTAAATACGTTGTTAAAGTAAAAGAGCCAATAGTTTTTCTTAATCGCATTGCTGAAGCTATCAAAGCTGATGAAAAGCTAGCAGAAAACCCACCTAGCTTTGAAGCATCTAAAATTGTTTACGACAAAGGAGCAATGCAACAATCAAAACCTAAAAGGTCAAAGATAAACCGTCTAAGGTGGATGCAAAAACCTGCTACGTATGAGACTGAGCGTGAGTACAGACTCCATTTTCAAACCTCTACACTGAAGCCTATTACAAAAGACTCTACTTATATTGTTAGTATGTCAGGAGGTATAGGCGAGTACGAGATAATTGAAGTATCGCCATAACAAACGCTTCAAACCGACAAATAACGCTTGGCATTTTGGGTTTGCAGTATTTTTTAATGATTTAGGTGGTGTGTTGAAACATCGCATTGCGCGCCATACACCTTGATGTGGCGTTAGGGGAGTTACACATGAAAAATAGTGAATCAAAAGGACATCTACGGAATCTTGCTATAGCATCAATTAGTGCAGTACCTGTTGTTGGTGGTCCAGTCAGCTTTCTTCTTGATAAGTATGTCCCTGACTATCTCGAGTCTCACCGTTCGAATTTTGTTCTTGAAGTAGAAAAAGGGTTGGAGTCGTTAGAAAAGCTTGGAGTAGAAACTGATGTTAATACAGAACGTTTTATATCAACTCTAATTAAGTGCATTAACATTTCTGATGGCGAAATAAATAGCGAAAAATTATCAGCTCTACGTGCAGTAGTATTAAATAGCTCTCTGCCTACTGAAAAAGAGTTTGACGAAAATAGTCTATTTATCAGACTGCTTGAAACTCTAACGTCTGATCAAATTCGCATACTTAAAGCAATACAATTAGATAGCCGAGTATACTTGAATGAAGATAGTGATATATTTGATGTACTCAGTAATAACTTTCCTTCTGTAGATAAAGACTATATTTCAGTTTGCTCTCAGGAGCTAGTTTCATGGAATTTGATAGCAAGTAGAGGTGGTTCAAATGCACACAGGACTAGAAACACCAATGAAGTCATCGAACAAGAGCACCGGATCCATTATTTGAGTGGGTTTGGACAGAGGTTCTACTCTTTCATCACTGCCCCATACGGGGTTTAGTGACAGTTAGTTAGCTCTATTCAGACCCTCTCTCTAACAATTGCACAACTTTTTGTTTCGCCGATGTAGGGCGTTATGTTAATTGAGAAAATCTATGAAGCGCAGAGATGTAAAAGATTCTCATGAGAGAAGTGTTTTAGATAGCTTTGAACGTTACTTATCTAGTAAAAATAGTACTCTGACAGTAGTAGAGCGTCCAGATCCACCAGACGCTATTGTAGATATTGATGATATTCGGACGTGGGTAGAAATTACAGATGCTTTTACGAATGGTGAAGTCGCTCGTAGTATAACTTCAGCAGCTGCTGAGGACGTACCTAATTGGACATGTGAAGAAACAAAAATTCTCAATCCAGATGAGTCCTTTGAAAGCGTACTGAGTAATGTCATTGCTAAAAAGCTTGGTAATCAGCAATTACAGAGCATGAGTTCAAGTAGCGGTGCAGGGATCTTGCTTATCGGAATATATTCTGTGTTTCATGATGACTCTGACCTAACTAGATTGTCTAATGTAGCTAGAGATGCGCTTACCGGCAGCTCAATGTTTAGTGAAGTGTATTTGTATTCCTGGGGGCATAAATTTCACAAGGTGTGAGAATTCACATAACAAAGCATATAATTCAGATTCTCGATACTTGGCATTTTTGTTATGCGTTTAACATTTCGTATTATAAGTTGGTTCGCTTTATCATAGGGTGGGTGAGTATCTATGACATATAAAAAAGTTCGAGAATACGTTAGGAAACAACATGGCTTTTCAGTAAAGGATTGCTGGATTGCTCATGTTAAAGAGCTAAATGGTGTTTCAACGAAAAATGCCCCAAATAGACATTCTCCAAATGTCCGAAAGCATCCGTGTCCAGGTGATAAAGTGGAAGTGTTAGAAAACGCGATGAGAAATTTGGGGGAAATTCCTTAAGCCTTGAGTTTACGCATACAAACGCTAAAGCCGACCGCCAGCGTGTAGCAGGTTGAGTCTACACGGGTTGTTTTTACAGTAGTTTGCAGAAGCGGCGTTTGTACGTTTTTGGCAGCTCAATATAGGTATCTCAATATCCCAATGAGTTTGCCAACAGGGCGAGAATACTTAGTTTCTCTTCCCAGGTATTCTTGCCCGTCACTGTCCTTGTACAGCCCGAACTCTCCGCTAGGGGGGAATTTCCCAGGGTCAACCAAGACCAGATCACCAGCCTTTAATGCCAAATCGTTGGGTTCAACATTTCTGATTCTCTTTGATATGTAGCGCATAGCGAAACCTCTCATCCTTGATTTGATCAATGGTCACGTCCATGTGCGGGTCAAAAGAAAAAGTAATGCAAAGCGTTAAGTTAGGTTGTTCAAGTCCATGAGCACGCATAAGTTGTTGGTGATGATTTTGAGAAAAATGAATACTTAGCTGAGACTCTGTTCTATCTATATGATTTCTTTGCTTGATATTCTAACTAGATGGATTTCTTGCTTTTGGATTTGTTTCTTATACATAAAACTGTATATAAAAACAGTATACATTTAAGTGAGTAATGTCACTTTTTGTGGATGTGTCTAATAAAGATAACAAGCAAAGAAAGGTTTTACTCAGAATCGACTTCGGTGAAGTTAACTCCAGATAAGTTATTAGAGGTCACTATATCGAAAAAACCACCCGACTGGTCAGTGCAAAAGGTGCGCAAACCCGCTCCCTGGACTCTGAAAATTCCACCGTCCGAAATCGATTCTTTAGCCAGGACCAACTTCTTGAAAGGACGCACGCGACTTGGCTTACCGTTACGAAGGTTCACGACGGTTTTTTCTTTGTCAATGGCATCAATAGTTTTGGTGATGTTCAAAGTTAACCAGCGCTCCCCATCAAGATTTAACGGCAAGAACTCGCTGCATGTTTTCAATCCATCAAACTTTTTCATTGTTTCTTCTGAGGCGGCAAGGGCAGTGGCTCCCCAAGCAGCAATGTCGGGCTTAGGTAACGTGGGTTCACCGTCAACTTCTAGCCAACCAACATCGATAGAATGCCAGTCAGAAGCTAAAGACTCTCCATTCAAATCTGGAAAATTATGAGTGGTTGCCTGAAGTGACATTTCCAGGTTACTTTCCTGAAGAATGGCGAACTCATTGGCGTTAGTGGTGACAATGAAAACTCGGTTGAATGTTGTCATAATGAATCCTTAAAACTGGTCTTGAATGCTTTGTGTTAACGGAAAATCACCGGATTCCAGCTCTTCACCAATTTCACGTAGTGTATCAATAATTCCTTGTTTTCCAAGCCCTTCAGCTATCGTATCCTGAATTAAAAATTCCACGTTCAGGTAATATTGATTGGTATGTGTCACCGAGTGAGCTTTGGCGTTTGGCATAGCTTTATGAGGAATGTGTTTTTTGAATCTAGGCAAGTAAACACCATTCGCTTCATGATCAATGTCGATGCCAAAAGCAGCCAGTCTCAATCTGGACCTGGCGGCTCTTTTATGGTCCCAAGAGACAATGTGGTGGGCGGCTGTGTTCGGAGAGCGCTTTCTACCAGCGGCTGCCATGTTTTCTGCCAGTCTCTTGCTGTGATTTTTAGCATGCTGCCACCTAACATGGCGTGATAGCAGTAGGTCTTCTTCGCTTATCAAGCCTTTCTTATATCGTACTGCATCAATGACTTCCCCTTTGTAGCGAATAGAGAATTGTTTCGCCTGCGCTTTGGCAAGTTGGCGATTGCCAGTTATTGCTGTTAAGTCCTCTTCTAGCTCCTGGACTGTAACGTAGTGTTCTCTCGTGGTCTTTTGCATCTGTGCACCTAACGAATCAACAAAAACGATTATTATGCATATAGATGGGTATTGTGATTTTTATAGTTAAACGATGTTTCGAGGCGCTTCACACGAAACTTGCTTCTAACTGATTGATTTACATGCTTGGTCCTTAATTAGAAACTCGTAGCGTTTTGACCCTAACACTCAGACAAATTTCATAAGTAGCAGTAAGATAGAGCCAATATGAAATTAAGTTTGTGCTAGGTGAACGATATGTCTGAAAGGATCAAGCTTGAGGGTGCAGCCGCAAAAGCAAAATGGAAAGAAGGCAGAGAAGCGTGGAATAAGTGGGTCGACGAAAACCCTGATGCGGATGTGAGCTTCGAGGGTGTGGTCTTTGATCAAGAAGATGTCAGCGAACGAATTATTAATGATGAAATAAAAATAGTATTTAACTTTGATTGGTACCGATTTCCTAATGGCTGGGTTAACTTCAATAAGGCAGAGTTTGGTGAAGGGAATGTGTCTTTCTCCCATGTTAAATTCGGTGACGGAGATGTGACTTTCGGGAATGCTCAATTCGGCAAAGGGGATGTGAATTTCTCCGGAGTTCAATTCGGTAGCGGAGATGTGAGTTTTTGCGGGGTTGGATTCGGCGAAGGGGATGTGAATTTCTCTGTTGCTAAATTCGGCGAAGGGAATGTGACTTTCTCTGGCGCTAAATTCGGCGAAGGGGATGTGTATTTCTCTGGCGCTAAATTCGGCGAAGGGATTGTGAATTTCAATAATGCTAATTTCGGCGCAGGGAATGTTTATTTTGAGCGAGTTAAGTTCGGAGAGGGAGCGCTCAGTTTTGAGTTGGCGAGGGTAAAAGATGGAGACCTGAAATTTAATAATGCAAGTATTAGAAGTCAGCGAGTTGACCTCTCTCTTATAAGAGTTAATGGTGCTACTGAATTTAGTAACTTGTTTGTTGGCTCTAATTGCGAAGAGTTTTCTTTTGATAGAGCGACGTTTGAAGGTCCATTTACACTATCATTCAGAGAGCTTGTTGAGAGCGAAACTTCGGACAATAAATCAAAATACACCACGGTGAATTTTATACCTGACCTTGTTGGTACCAAAACCAGTCATCATGTAAATCTTCACAACCTATATTGCAAACCTGGTCATCAACGTAATTTTTTTCGAAAAACTGCTGTAAACATTTGTGACGCAGAACGGCTTGGGCGACTCAAAGAGATCGCAGAAGGTAACAAAGACCATGAATCCGCGTTAAGGTTTCATGCGGATGAAATGCGGGTTAAGAGGTGGGTCAAAACGCCATTACTTGCCAGTATCCTTGATTTAATGTTCGATAAAACCAGTAACTATGGACGGTCGATATTGCGTCCATTTGTCGGTCTAGTAGCGATAAATACCTTCATTTTCTTTATTTCTCTTTATGCCTCTACTTACCCAAGTTCGCTCCAAATTTTAGGGGATGCAATCAACTTGTCACTGAGTAAAACTCTACCTTTTGTCAGCGGACTTGTGTTCGAAGGCAGAGAAGCGGCTCGGGAATTGGGGTTAACGAATGGCTGGAAAGCACTAATAAACGGAATCAGTGTATTTGCCTATGTATTTTTATTCCTCATTGGTTTAGGGCTTCGGAATCGATTTAGAATTTAGTTCTATTATGACGATCAGCTCCAAAAAGAGGTCCTCTTTCTTTTTCAGCCTTTTATGATTATGGTTATCGAAGAGTTCTCGTGTTTAGTTTTGGTGAAGCCCTTTAATTAATAGGAAATTTCATCGCATTATCTGCACGTTCAAAAAAGGGAGGGTATTTATGGCGGAGCTTATTACTCATAACACTCCTTGGCTCTTAGAGCAGTGGGGACGATGGGCGAGGGTGAATAGCGACTTAACCGTGGGCTATCCGTCCATCACCTCTTTTACGAAATTACTGGGCTCAACTTTGCCTTCTCCACTCATCAATGATGACGATGCCATGTTGGTGGACAGTGCAGTCGCCAGGCTCAATCGCCGAGATGAAGAGATGGGGCAGGCAGTGGTGTTGTTTTACACCGGTGGCAGTAATGTGTCTCAAGTCGCCAGGTGGCTCGATATTGACCGACGCAGAGCAGATGTCCTGGTGAAGTCCGGCACCGCTTGGGTCGACGCTGCTATAGATAACGTGGCTTAGCACCTTGTCAAAATAGTTGATTTTTTGTACACAACCAACTAGATTACATCTCATATTATGAAGATATGCGCCCTGAACTCTGTTCGGGGCGTTTTCGTTTGTAAACCCGGTTGCCTTAAGGTGCCGGGTTTTCGTGTTTTAAGGGCTATCAAAATGGCTTATCTACTGGGTAAACGCTCACGGCAACACTTAGTTGGGGTTCACCCTGACCTTGTACGTGTGGTTGAACGGGCGATTAACATCACCTCCGTTGATTTCGCCGTATTGGAAGGTTTACGAACTATCGAACGACAAAGACGTCTGCTCCGTTCTGGTGCGTCAACAACCCTGCGAAGCCGTCACCTTACCGGTCATGCTGTTGACTTGGGCGCGTGGGTAGATGGAACGGTTGATTGGAGTTGGTCACTTTACTACAAGATTGCGGATGCCATGAAACAGGCGGCTGAAGAGCTTCGAATTCCAATTGAGTGGGGCGGTGACTGGAGGACATTCAAAGACGGTCCACACTTTCAGCTTCCCTGGGCTCAATACCCAGAAGACGAAAAGGAGAGGGCCTAATGAGCATTTGGAATGTCCTTACCGGATTGGTCAAACCCGTCACTGACGTGATTGATGCCTTGCACACCAGTGATGAAGAACGCCTTCAAATTAAAGCCAAATTGTTTGAGATGCAAAACGCCATGGCCACTCAGGTGATGGATTATGAAGCGAGGCTCCTGGAAGCGAAAGCTCAGGTTATCACCGCCGAAGCACAAGGGGCGAGCTGGTTACAGCGTAACTGGAGACCCGTCACTATGCTGACGTTTTTGGTGCTGGTCGTCGCAGATACCTTTGGTCTGACTGAGTTTCGTTTGTCAGGTGAAGCCTGGACGCTATTGCAGATAGGTCTGGGCGGCTATGTAGTGGGGCGCAGCGCAGAAAAAATCGTTCCTAAAGTCACTGACGTGATGAAAAAGGACTAAGGCATGGTCGAGAGAGCGGCGGTGACGACCACTTACAGCGCCTCTGCCATTACCGTGCTGGCTGGACTCACTATCAATGAATGGGTGGCATTGGGAGGGCTTCTTATCGGGTTGGTGGGCTTAGCCATGAACTGGTGGTTTAAAAAAGAGCACCTCAAACTCGTTCGAAGAAGGGAGCATGATGAAGATGAATCATAGTAACCGGCTGCGAAATGACGGAGTGTAAGCATGCCGACAAGCAAACGCACTCAGCGCCGGGACAATCGATTCTTTGATGCCCTGGAAGCGGGATTTGGAGTCGGAGAAGCGGCAAGCCGTGCCGGCTATTCCCGAAGAAGCACCTACGATTACCGAGACCAGGACGCAGACTTTGCCAAACGCTGGGAAGAGGCAATTGAAAGCCACGTAGAAGCCCTTGAAATTGAAGCTGACAGACGAGCCAGTATCGGGGTTGAAGAGCCGGTGTTTTACAAAGGGAAAGAATGCGGACGGGTTCGAAAGTACTCAGACAATCTCCTGATGTTTCGCCTGAAAGCACTGGCACCGGAAAAGTATCGAGAACGCCGAGAATTGACGGGCAAAGACGGGGGACCGATTGAGACCGCCGTGTCATTTACCTGCATGGTACTAGAAGCCATTGATGGACAAACTCGATCTAAATAAAGCCATTGCCTTACTGGGTGACCGGAAATGGCGGTTAAACCATCTGTATTACATCGAGGACAAAAAAGGGCAGGTTGTACGATTTCAACTGAATGCTGCACAAGAAAACCTGCTCCATAACCTTCACTATCTCAATCTGATTTTAAAAGCCCGGCAGATGGGCTTTAGCACATTCATTCTTTTGCTTGCTCTCGATTGTTGTCTTTTCAATTCCAATTTAGCCGCCGGATTGGTCGCGGACACGCTGGACAATGCCAAGGGCCTGCTCAATCGTATCAAATTTGCTTATGAGCGTTTGCCCGCTGATATCAGGCAGGCAGTGCCTGTACTGACGGACAACGCGTTAGAGGTACGATTTGGCAACGAAAGTTCGGTGGAAGTCGGGGTATCACTTCGGTCGAGCACCAAGAACTTTCTGCACATTTCTGAATACGGAAAAATTTGCGCGCAATCGCCAGACAAAGCCAGTGAAATCCGTTCAGGTGCACTCAATACGTTGGCACATGGACAGCTGGGGTTCATTGAAAGTACAGCTGAGGGAAGAGGCGGGGATTTTTTCAACAAAACCGAGCAGGCGAGAAAGATACAGGACGAAGGGCGTGACCTGCTGGACATGGAATGGAAGTTTCACTTCTTTCCCTGGTTTCAGGACCCGTCCTACCAGACCAGTGACCGTATTCGGATGACGGCTGACGAGATGAAATACTTTGATGAGCTCGCCACTGAGTTCGGTATTCAACTCACAGAAGATCAACAACACTGGTACGTATTGAAATGGCGTGAACAAGCCGAAGACATGAAAAAAGAATATCCGTCGACACCGGAGGAAGCGTTTTCCGGAGCGCGCGAAGGGGCGTATTTTGGCAAACCTATTCAGGCACTGCGACAGCGTGGAAAGATTGGTAGTTTTGAGTTTGAACCACGGAGTGTGGTCAATACGTTCTGGGATTTAGGGGTATCAGACAGCACCACCATCTGGCTGCACCAGGAAATCGCGGGCAAACATCGTTTCGTCGGGTACTACGAAAACAGTGGTGAAGGCATCGCGCATTATATTGACTGGCTCGACCGTTGGCGAACCCAACGTGATGCCCGCTTTGGTCGTCACTTTGGTCCCCATGATGTCGAGCACCGAAAACAGGGACTCGAAGCCAAATCCATCAAACACATCGCGGCGGAAATAGGTTTCGCGTTTGAGGTCGTTCCGAGAACCCCGGACAAACTCAATTCCATACAGTCGGTGAGAACCGTATTGCCTGAGTGCGAGTTTGACGCCTCGGCTTGTGATGAAGGGATCCTGCATTTGGAAAACTACAGCCGAGATTGGGATGACAAATATGGCGTCTGGAAACGACACCCGCGTCATGATGAGCACTCGCACGGTGCCGATGCGTTTATGGTGTTCGCTGACGGGTATCAGTCAGACACCTCAGTGAAGGTTCCAGAGTACAAAGTGAGAAAGGTGGTTTAAATGCAGACAACGCAAATACTGGTCAGGGATAATCATTGGTCAGAAATTACGCTCTCTTCGACGGGAGTGATCTTATCACGAGCGGCTAAAGGTGTGTTGCTGTCGGTGGGCAGCACCGCGCCATTGCAAAACCAACATGCCCATGAAATTTCTGGTGCTGACGCCTATAAAGGGCTTTCAATAGGTGGCTTGTCCAACACAGACAAAGTCTATTTGAAAAGCCTGAAAGGCGACCAGTATCTTGTGGTGACGTACTGATGGAATGGGATATCGGGCGCTTTGGTTTCAACCACGATATGTCAGGGTTTCGCTTTATTCAGGTCGCCAAGTCTTTTAGACCCTCGGATGTGCCAGGTTTGATTGGGTGGTACGACGCCAGCCAGGCAAACACCATCACGCTAAACGGCAATGAAATTACGCGGATAGCAAACCGAGTCGAAACGGGTCAGCCCATCGAAGCACTGGCTTTTGGTGGTCCCGATTACGTCCCAAACCATGCGGTGGCTAACGGGATGCCCGCCGTTGTCTGGCCTTATACCGATAACAAAAAGGGGCTCGGGTTAGGCGTCGATGCCAGTGTCAAACATCTTTTTGTGGTGGCGGCGTATAAAAACGGAGTCGAAAATCGATTCAGTCAATACAACACCATCTATACAGCTCTCGCCGGTATCACCTGGTTTAGCCCAACCCGCGTGATGGGGACTTTGAATGCATCAAGCATATTCAATCAAGCGGAATTCGGTGTGTTGGCGTCGGTCAATGATGGACCATTAACGAATGCGACCACCATACTACCGCTCCCTCTTTCTGTGCTGCATTTTAGCCAATCCACCCAATTTGATGTCTCTGCATTTGGCTCTAACAACGGCAGTAACGACAACAATCGCGCATGGCAGGGGTGTGTATGTGAAGTACTGGCATTCAGCGGTGATATCCAATCCTCAGAGGTCCAGGAGATTAAAGATTACCTGTATCACAAGTGGGGGATCCAACCTTGATTGACGAGCCATTAGGCAAAGACCATGAACGCCTGACCAGTCATGTGGCCGGGCTTATCGACGCCTGTGAGCAACACTCCGAAGAACAAAAAGCTAGTCGTGACAGGTCACTGAATTACTACAACGGAGAAATGGACGATCTGACGCCAGAGGAAGGGCGCTCCGCGTCCGTATCAAAGGACGTTCGCAGCGTCATCAAAAAGCTGATGCCCTCCATCATGCGTACTGTGTTATCCAACGACAAGATTGTCGATTACGAACCCGTTGGACCAGAAGACGAAGAGAGCGCAGAACAAGCCACCGACTACGTCAATCATGTGGTGGTGCCGGAATGCGGAGCAGAGCAGGCCATTCATGATGCCGTGTTTGATGCTCTGTTGGTCAAAACGGGCGTACTAAAATGGACGGCGTACTCTCGAAAACAGATCAAGGTTTACGAATTCACCAACCAGCCTTCTTCGGCGTTACTTGGACTCGAAGGAGAGGCAGACATTGACATCATTGCGCTTCAGGAACGACCGGAAAAAGACACACCAGATAATGATCTCGACGCCCAGCGCTATGATTTTAAACTCCGGCGTATCGAAGACCAGATCGATATCCAGCTTGAAGCCATACCACGAGGCGCTTTTTTGATCTATCCGGGCAGTACCCGTATTGAAGAGAGTCCGATTGTGGGGGAGCGCCAAATTGTGACCCGATCTGAACTGGTGAGTCGTGGTTACGATAAAGAAGACATCGCCAGCCTGCCTGAGTATGACCGAAGTGGTGACGAGGATGACAGCCATTCGAGGCAAGGGGACGACTGGAGTGACAACCGAACGCAAACATCGAACGCGATGGACTCTGTCCTGATTTATGAACTGTATGTGCGGCTGGACCTGGATGACGATGGCATTGCTGAACTTTACAAGATGTGTTTTGCCGAGTGCAGTCGGGACCAGGAAGGAAAACACCTGATCCTGGCGATGGAAGCGGTCAGTGACGTGCCATACGCCGAGGTGGTGGCAGAGCGTGAAGCGCACCAGTTTGAAGGTCATTCGGTGGCAGAAGACGTGGTGGACATACAGCGTATTAAAACCGCTTTGCTCCGGGAGACCCTAGATAACCTCTACTGGCAAAACAAAAAACAACCCGCACTCGACCCGTCAAAGCTGACAGAAAGTGGGATAGAAGCCGTCTACAACCCGGCATTTGGTAAACCGATTACCTTGAAGTCCGGGGCAAACGTTCATGATGCGGTTCAGTGGATGGAGGTACCGTTTGTGGCAGATAAGTCCTTTGGCATGATGGATTACCTGGACAATGTCGTTCGCGACCGTACCGGTATTACCGACCAATCTGGCGGACTCGATCCCGAAGCTTTTCAGGGTATGACCGCCACCTCTGTACAGTTGATGTCTGAAAGTGGGATTGCCCAGGCGGAAATGATCATCCGTTCTCTTACACGTGGCATTAGGAAAGCCTTTAAAGGGCTACTGAAACTGGTGATTGCTCATGCGGACGAACCTCGCACGGTACGTCTTCGCGGGGAATGGGTTGAATACGACCCTCGCCACTGGAATGTGGATATGGATTGCAAAGTGAATGTGGGGTTGGGGGCGGGTTCAAAAGAACGAGACCTGACCGTACTGCAATTGATCCTCGGTTTACAGAAAGAGATTTTGGCATCTATCGGTGCCGACAACCCCTTTGTCAAACCCAACCAGCTATACAACGTTTTGGAAAAAATCACCGAAACAGCGGGTTTCCCCAGTGCAGAGCCGTATTTCACCAAACCCAATGAGGAAGAGATTGCGGCAAAACTGCAGCAAGAAGGACCGACTGAGGCAGAAAAGAAACTTCAGGCGCAGATGCAACTGGAGCAGATGAAAGCGAGTGCCAAGTCCGCCATTGAACAGGCTCAGATGGAAGCAGATATTCGAGTACAACAGGCAGAATTGGAAAAAGACACCCAGCTTCAGATGATGAAAGCGCAGCAAGCCCGCGAACTGGCAGTAATGAAAGGCGAACTCGACCTATTAAAACACCGTGAAAAACTGCAATTTGAGCGGGAAAAAGCCGGGCTTGAGGCTGGAGAGTTAAGCCCGTTTACGGCTGGACATTTATACGATGGCACATAAAGCGTCACCCAATGGGGAAGCCGAAAGGCTATTGAATCACCCCCTTATTCACCAAATTTTGGACGATCTGGAACGCGACGCGTTGGACGCGATAATCAATACCAATGACGAAAGACATCGCGCAGAAAACGTTTGGGAAGTTCGTTCTATCCGATCTTTACGGCAGAAGTTAAAGACCCTCGCTGAGGGCAAGACCATCCTGCCTAAAAAGGGCACCGTAGCGTAATGCATGGTGCGAACCGACGACATGAGAGGACGTTGAGACATGCCAGAGCAAGAACAACACCTTGAAGGCGATATCACCATCGACAAGGATACGGCAGACAGAGCATTGGAAGAGGATCACGAGTTTGACACCCTTGAAGATGCGATGGATGCACTCGGAGACGATGACACCGTAATCGACGAGCCCACTGATTCTGACAATTTGGACTCAACATCGGACGATGGTCTGTCTTTGGATGCCGAAGAGGCATCTGACGAGGCGGACGTTGAAGACGGCAATGATGAGTTAATCACGTTGGATGATGGAGAATCTGTTCAGCTGGACGAGCTGAAAAAGGGCTATTTCCGTCAAAAGGATTACACCCACAAGACTGAAGCCCTGGCGCAGGAGCGTAAAGCCGTGGCGACCTTACGAGAGAACTACGACCAACAGGCTCAGTCACTCCAAACAGCGTATCAAAACCTGACCCAGTTTTTGGAAAGCCTTATCCCACCCGAACCGGATTTAGGACTGGCACAGAGTGATCCCGCCGCTTTTCAGTATCAAACCGCCTTGCGCAATAGTGCGGTAGCGGAAATTGAGAAAGTGTTTGCGGCGAGTGAGCAAGCACAGAGCACGATACAGGCAGCCAGTGAGCAAGACAAAGCCCACGTGCGTTCAGAAGAAGACGCAAAACTGCTTAATGCCATGCCTATGCTTAAGGACCCCGGTCGTCGGGCGTCATTCGATGCCGCGAACAAAAAGACGGCTCTGGAGTTTGGTTTTTCTGAACAGGACATCGAGTCGACAGCGGATCACCGTATCTTGCAACTGGTGCATTACGCCCGAATTGGCAAGGTCGCGGAGAAAAATCGCAAAAATGCTCGTCGCCGTCTGGCTGAAAAACCGAGCAAGGGCAACCGGTCCACGCCTGCACCAGGCAAACCACCCAAAAATCGAGAGGCCATGAAACGCTTAACCGAATCAGGGACGTTGGAAGACGCCATGGCGGTGGATTTCGACTGATCCTATGAAAAAGAGAGGAAAGCCAAATGGCAAAGCTAGCCAATACCTTTGTGTCTTCGGATGCGGTGGGTAACCGCGAAGAGCTGTCTGATGTAGTCAGCCGCATCACCCCTGAAGATACCCCCATCTACTCCATGATCAAAAAAGAAAAGGCAAAATCGACGCACCCGGAATGGGAGATTGACGAGTTAGCCGCGCCTGGAGAGAACTTCCATCCAGAAGGCGACGAATTTGATTTTGACCGCATTGACACTCCCGCTCGGGTCGGAAACTACACACAAATCTTTCGAAAATCCTGGGCAGTCTCCCGGACACAAAATTCGGTGGATAACGCAGGGAATGCCGAGAAGATTAAGTACCAGAAGCTGAAAAAGGGCATCGAGATCCGAAAAGACATTGAATATGCTCTCTTAGATAACAAAGGGTCGGTGGCTACGGATCCGAGGAAGATGGGCGCGTTGACCTCTTGGTATGAAACCAACGTTGATCGCGGCGCTCTCGGTGCGAACGGCGGTTTTAACGCGGCGACAGGGCTGACCGAACCGGCGACGGCGGGGACTCAGCGGGCGTTCAGCAAAGCCTTACTCGACACAACCATGCAGCAGGTCTATCACTCGGGGGGGACGACGAAATTTGCGGTGTGTTCACCTTACGTCAAATCGGTGTTCACCACCTTCATGTCCGATCCTAACGTGGCGCAATTTCGTTATGCCACCACGGGAGGCAAAAATACCATCATAGCAACGGCAGATGTGTACGAAGGGGACTTTGGTAAAGTGATGATCGTTCCCAATCGGGTGCAGTCTGCAAACGCGGCGATGGCCTCTAATGTACACCTTCTTAATCCCTCTCTTTTGAGCGTTAAGATGCTCGACAAAATCAAAAACGTTCCCAACCTTGCTAAAACAGGCGACGCGGAAAAAGGCGTCGTGCTCGGGGAAGGGACGCTTTGCGTGAAAAACGAGAAAGGGTTGGGGGTCATCGCGGATGTGTATGGGCTGAGTGCAACCCAATGATCGACAGGTTATGGCACTGAGTACCCTGTGTCCTCGGTGCCAACTAAGGAGTGACTGACATGAGTAGAAGCAGAGCAGACCAGGCAACAACACCAAAAGAGAACACACTTACCCCGATTATTTTACGCCGGGACTACTGGGATGAGAGCGGGGAAAGGCATTCACAGGGAGCGCAGGTCAATGTTTCGGTGCCGACAGCGAAAGCCCTAATACAAGCAGGGAAAGCGGAACGCGCCGATCCTCTGCCAGGCGAAGCGTTGTCATGACCATTCAAGAGGGTGCCTGGACGCTGGTGGACCATGATCCCATGACGGGTCGAATGGTGTGGCGAACGGAGCAAGATGGAATGACCCATTTTCGCACCGACTACCCGGTGGACGCCGTGATTGATGACAATGAGAGGGCGTTCAATGAGAGCTTACATCAACGATTTGGTGATGGTCAGCGGGTCGCTTCTATCCCTTTGAATGTCTACTTCGAACAATTGCATGAGGCTCATTTACAAGGGGATAAGCAGTATCTTAGCCAGTGGCTTAACGACCCGAATAACCGCGCCTTCCGGACGTTTAAAGGAAAGGTGTGATGATCCAGGACTATTCTGAACTCATTGCTGAAGCGTCCCATCGTTCAGGTGTCACTAACATTGCCCAACGCGCCAGGATGTTGGTGGGGATGGCTGAAAAAAATCTGTCCAAGCGTTTGCGACTGGCGAACATGGAAACGGTGGCGGAGTTGACAACGGACGCCAGCGGATCAGCCAGTCTTCCTTCTGACTATCAGGAAATGCGGTCTGTCCGTGTCTGTGGTCGGGCGATCAAACGCCTGCCGCTTGATGTGTTGCTTGAGGGGCGTCAATGGGGTTTTGCCATTCAAGGAAAGACACTGAAATCCTCATACCAGTCCAAAGTACACCGGCTTGTTTACTATGCGACAATCCCCAGTCTTGAAGCCGAAAACACCAGTTGGTTATTGGATGACGAGCCAGAACTCTACCTTCACGCTTTGCTTTTTCAGATCTACACGGCGAACAACGACATCGACAAAGCTCAGGCAACCGCCAGCTATCTATCCCTGTTGATTGAATCCGCAAACCACGCCGACCATATGTACCGGCACGCGGGGACGCGCATTCACCTTGGAGGGATAGTGCCGTGACCGCAGAAACGGTGCTGACCAACGTGCTGTTGGAAATCGGGCTGGACAATCCCTCTGCCCAGCTTACCAGTCACGAATACGAAATTCGCCAGATCAAAACGTTCATGAATGCGGCAGGGGCCGAAATAGCCCGCCGAGCAGAATGGTATCAACTGGTAAAAGAGCTGGTTGTCCCTGGAGGGGTGAGTGAGGTGATCCTGCCGAATGATTTTCAAATGCTGACCGAACAAAATGCCGTGCGTTTGAATAAGGCGGGCTTCCATCCCGTCAGGCTCACATCCAGTCCTGAAGTATGGGCATTATTGTCAGAACGTCCATCCGCGCAACCATACTGTCATCTCCATGCAGGAAAAATTCTGTTTTCACCCGAGCTTGAGACGGAAGGCGCAACCGTCCGTTATGTGTCAAAGCATTGGGTTGAAGGTAAAGCCGAAGTGACTCAGAACGGGGATAAGTTGCTTGTCCCTGAACGACTGATTGAGAAGGGGACCATTTGGCGTTGGAAACGTCAGAAGGGCTTGCCGTATGATGATCTTTTAGCGGAGTTTGAAGCCGACTTTGTGACGGAAATTCAAGCTGACCGAGGGGGAGAAGATGCGCATTAACTCTGCTCGTGTGCGCTCACTGAATCGAAAAAATACCCCGAGTGACAAGTCTCCGTCCGCCCAAAATCAAACCTATATGGCGCCTATTGGCGGAATGATGACCAACACGCCTTTGGCAAGCCCACAGCGTCAAACCGCACTGGTTTTAGAAAACTTCTGGCCAACGGCAACAGGCATTGAACCGCGTGGCGGGACAAAACAACGCTGCAAAATTACCGGGGGAGTCGAGGCACTATTTCAATACCGTGCCGGGATCCAACCCACCTATTTTGCAGCAGACACCAACCATATTTATGAATTCTCTGATGCCACCTTGTCTGGTTCCACCTTATCCGCCGTTGTGACCGGACAGACCAGCGCCGACTATTCTGTTTTAGAAATGCAGACCGACGGGGGCGCATTTTTGACCATTGTAAACGGACAGGATCACGCTCAAATTTACGACGGAACACACTGGCAGCCAATCACCAATACGTCCACACCGTTCGCCATCACCCAGGTTGCAACAGACCGGCTTAGCCACGTGTGGTCATACCGAAATCGGACCTTCTTTATTGAACGAGCGACGATGAATGCCTGGTATCTGGGCATCAATTCCGTGGCGGGTCCTGCGAGCAGGCTCCCGTTATCGGGGGTGTTCAATAAAGGCGGAGCCCTGTTATTTGGGGCAACCTGGTCCTCTGACAGTGGTGCAGGTATGGATGATCGCTGCGTCTTTGCAACCAATCAGGGGGAATTTGCTGTCTTCAGTGGAGGCAACCCCGGTGATGCCTCAGACTGGCAGTTAAACGGGGTGTATGACATCGGTGAGCCACTGGGAAAAAATGCCATCATGCAAGTGGGCGGCGATCTGATTGTTGCCACGAAAGCCGGTTTGATACCCATCTCCGCCGCTACAACCAAAGATCCGTCCCAACTCAAACTGGACGCCCTCAGTTTTCCTGTCGACACCGACTGGCGACGTGAAGCCATTTTATCAGGCAATATTAGCGGATGGCGCTTGATCAAATGGGACAGCCGTAACATGACCATTGTCGCGCCGCCAAATCGCGATGCAGAACAGGGCTATTGCTGGGCCGTGAATATGGAAACCGGCGCCTGGACGAAGTTTACCGGATGGCGAATTGGTGACATTTTTGTTTTGGGGAACAATCTCTATTATGGCGATGACAGAGGCAATATCTATCGGTGTGATGTTGGCGGGTTTGATAACAACAGCGCATTTGAATGTCGAGCCTGTTTCAGCTTCGATAACCTTGGAATGCCAGGCGCACTGAAAACAGCGCATGCCGTGAAAGGCATATGGCGCTACCGCACACCTTTTTCAGTCCGCCACACCATCGGCAAAGACTATAAGCCTGCTTTTGGTGCCGCTCTTTCTGTTCCACTATCCAAAGGCGGGCAGCAGGGCAAGTGGGACGAGTCATACTGGGATCAAGTTCAGTGGGCAAACAACGACGATGGCTATCAAATCAAAGAAAAATGGGAAAGCGTGGCCGCGCAGGGTGAAGTATTGGCACCCCAAGTCCAAATCACGTCTGCCCAGAGTTTCAAACTGGATTGCGAATTGGTATCGATTGATTTGATGTATTCGACAGGGGGACTTGTTGTATGAAACCCACCTTTCCCGTCTGCGATTGCCAGGCTGAAATCAAAGCATTTGTTGAAAAAGGTCTATGGCAAGGCACACGTCACTTTGGTCCCTGTCACTGCTTAGGGTTTGCCAATGATTCTGAGGGATTGGTAGCGGGCATGGTGTACCACAACTACGACCCTCACGCCGGAGTCATCGAACTGTCTGGGTATGCGGCAAGGCGGGACTGGACGAACAAGCGGTGGGTTCACCTTGTCTTTGATTATCCCTTCAGAAGTTGGGACATCCGCCTTCTGGCAGGTCGGCACAGCGAACGCAATCGTCTGGTTCGTCGCATCTGGCGCAGAGTCGGTGCGTGTGAATATCTGATCCCCGAAATGTGGGGGGCAGATGAAGCCGAAGCCGTTGCCGTTTTAACCCGTCAGCAGTGGGCGCAATCAAAGTTTAGAGGAGTATCTGAACATGGGTAAGAAATCCTCCCCACCACCACCTCCAGCTCCGCCGCCACCAAAGGAAACGGCAGCGGCACAAACATCGACCAATATTGGGACGGCGATTGCGCAGCAGGCATTGAACAATGTCAATCAAGTTACCCCAGGCGGGAGCTTAACGTATTCTCAATCAGGCTCACACACCTACACTGACCCCGGAACCGGACAAACGCACGTTATCCCAACTTACACCGCCACACAGACACTGAGTCCTGAAAATCAGCGTATTCAGAACAAAACCGAAGAAGCGCAACTTAACTTTTCCACCTTAGCAGCAGATCAGTCTGCCCGCCTGAAAGGACTGCTTGGTCGTCCTGTAGACGCGAGTACTCTGCCTGAACGCGGGGATGCAGAAGCCATTCGTCAGACAAACTTACAGAGAGTGGGTCAAGGTCCGGCATTGCAAACCGAGTTAGGTGACGTGGGCGATGTTCAGCGTCACATCGCGGATGCCGGACCCATCACACGCACGTATGGCACGAACTTTTCAAAAGATCGCCAACGAGTAGAAGACGCGTTGATGGCGAGAATGTCACCAAGATTAGAACAAGATCGCCAGCGACTGGAAAGCCGCCTGGCGTCCCAAGGCATTCGTTTAGGCTCTGACGCGTACCAATCGGCGATGGACGACTTCAGCCGCCAGACCAATGATGCTCGTTTTGGCGCAATACTGAATGCTGGACAGGAACAAAGCCGTCTGACGGGATTAGCCGCATCACGGGCGAACTTTGAAAACGCCGCTCAGGCTCAGGCGTTTAAGCAAAACGCCGCGAACGCGCAGCTGAACAACAGTGCGCAATCACAGGCATTTCAGCAAGAGTCGGAGCGGGTGGGACAGCGTAACGACGCTCTTCAGCAGATGCACCGCAACCGAGTCCAGGGCATCGGGATGGACAATCAGACGACGACTCAGGAAGTCAACGCCGACATAGCCCGCTTTGATGCCATGAGCAATGCTCGCAACCAGGCATTGCAAGAGCGGTTTGCCCTTCGCAATCAGCCCATCAATGAAATCACGGCATTGATGTCAGGCTCGCAAGTGACTCAACCCAGTTTCATTACCCCCCAGACTGCGCAGCTGGCAACCACAGATACGGCCGGTATTCAGGCAGGGTATGACAACGCGATGAGCAACCGTTATGCCCGGCTGATGGCCAACCGGGGTCAGAACATGGGACTGGCAGGCAGTCTGTTTGGCGGACTTGCCGGTTTGGGTGGTGCGGCGATCATGGCGTCAGATAGGCGGGTGAAGAAAGACATTAAGAGAGTGGGTAAGACCCACGACGGACAACCGATATACACGTTCCGCTACAAAGACAGTGACGGTATCCAAATGGGCTTGATGGCTCAAGATGTGGAGAAGAAGACACCGGACGCTGTGATAGAGCGACCTGATGGCATCAAAATGGTGAATTACGATCTCGCATTAAAGGGGGCAAAATGAGTACACAGCCTTTTATTTTCGCCGGTAACACAGGTCGCTCTTACCAAGACATCAAACGGATCCGTGAGCAAGCCGAAGCGTTAAAACCTTCTGGGCGCATTTCTAGTGGTATTTCAGGGTTCGGTGACGGGCTGTCGGCACTTGGCCGCGCTTTGTTGTATCGGATGACGACAGACAAAGCAGACAAGCTGGAGGAAAAGGGTCGCCAGAGTTTCAATTCCGAGTTTAACCAATGGGCAAATCAACCTGATTTCAAGTCTTCAGAGATAGACCAACAAAGTCAGAAACCGCCATCGACCTTTGGTGGGATAGATCCCCGCCTGGTAAAGATGAGCAGCAACTCTTTTGCCACGCCTGGACAACAAGCCCTAATGCAGATGGTGCTCAAACGCCAGATGGATGCCAGTGCTCCCGCCGATCCGTTGAAGCAAGTACAGCTTCAGAAAGCACAGTTGGAGCTTGAAAAAATGCGTAATCCTGAACGTACCGTTATCCAGGGGGCAGATGGCTTTAACTATTATCAGGACACCGGTGAACGGGTATTGCCCGGTGTGGAGATGCCCAAGGATCCCTTGCGCGACATTCAGCTTCAAAAGGCAAAGCTGGAATTAGCAAACAGTCAGACTCCCCAAAACAGTGTGGACTTTGATACTGAACAGAAATTGCGAAAAGAATTTTCCGGATTGCCCACAATCAAAGATTTTTCCAGCATTAACGACAGTTGGGACAGGGTGCAAGCGTCCGCTCATGATCCCAGTGCCGCAGGGGACCTGGCGTTGGTCTTCAATTACATGAAAATGTTAGACCCTGGTTCAGTGGTCCGGGAAGGGGAATTTGCGACCGCTCAAAATGCCGCGGGCATCGATGAGCGTGTCGTCGGAATGTACAACAGAATATTGAGTGGTGAACGGTTAACGCCGGTGCAACGACAGGATTTTGTCAGTCGCGCGGGACAAATGTTTAACGCTCAAGCGGGAAACTATAACGATGCCGTCGGTCAGTACCGTGGACTTGCTGACCAATACTCATTGTCACCGGATCGGATCGCAAACGTGGTTGAACTCTATGAATCCGCACCAGAACCAGCGACCGACCATCCTCAGTTCGCGGATAACTACAGTCAGGAAGATTTAGAGTTCACAGCAAAGAAACACGGCTTGACGATTGAACAAGTGCTTGAAAAGTTGGGGGTCAGATATGCCAACTGATCTGCTTGCTCAAAGTGAGCCACAAGATTTACTGACTCGTCAACAGGACAGTGTCAGCCCTACGAGAAACCTGGCTCGCGAATTCAATCAGAAGCATGGCATCTCTCCATTTTTTGGTGTGCCGGAAGGTTACAATGCGTTGGCTCACGGGATCGATCAGGGTGGTGCAATGGGATTTGGAGATGAAGCCACCGCCGCAGGTGCCGCTACCGTTGCTAAGTTGAACGCCTTACTGAGTGACAAAGAAGTCGATTGGGGTCAGGCGTATGACGAAGCGTTGGCAGCAAGACGCGGACAAATGAAGTCCTATGTCACTGAACACCCAAAGACGGCGCTTGGCGCGGAGCTGGCGGGTGGGCTGGCGTCGGTTGGCGGTCTTGTCAAGTCGGGGGGCACAACCCTAAAAAGCGCTAAGACTCTCCCGACTGTACTGAAGAGTGGTCGAGAAGGGTTACTTTACGGCGGTATCGCGGGTGCCGGGCACGCCGAGGGCGATTTGGTTGATCGCGGAGCCGGTACCATCACCGGCGCGGCGACAGGGGCTGCTATGGCGGGCGCCTTCCCATTAGTGCTGTCCGGCGGTTCAACCCTTGGTCGTTTGGTGAAAGACAAAGTCAAAACAAACTTTGGCAATCCTGAGAGTCAAGTCAATGCACGCCTGAACCAGGCAATGCAGCAAACCGGTATTACAGCAGACGATGTTCAGCTCAAACTGGATGAACTGGGCTCAGAAGCGGGCGTCATTGATACGTTGGGTCAACCCGGCTACGCGCTCGCGCGTTCAGCTTCCAATACCAGTCCGGCAGCGCGTGAGACGTTAGAGGGCATGTCCGACACCCGAATGGCGGGTCAGCCTGATCGCCTGAACACCGCATTGGGAAAAGCCGCCAATCTTAACCAGCCGTACTCATCGTCTGAATTGCGTCAGTTTGTCCAGGATGCCGCCAAGCCGGAGATTGACCAGGCATACAACGCAGCACGTCAAGCGGGGTACGATTTAGACATGACACAGTTTGACGACATCTTTCAATCCCAGATGGCACAGAACGCCTTAAGCGAAGGCAAGCGTCTCGCAAGAGAGCGTTTGATTGCCGAAGGCGGTTCAGTGGACACCATGCCTTCTACGCTCGCCATACTGGACGAAACCAAAAAGAGCCTGGATGCGATGGCTCAGCCCAAATTAGGTCATCCCCCCACCAATCAGCAAGCCATTGCCGCACGACTTGCTGAAACGCTGAGAACGCGTATTGATGACACATTGCCGGAATACGCCAATGCAAGGGGACTGGCAAAACGCCTGTATCAGAAGGAGCGGGCGGTTGACTTGGGTGAACAACTGGCCAAATCGCACACCGGAGATGTGACCAGGCGGATAGAATCGCTGTCACCCAATGACCGACCGTTTGTTGGCCAGGGGTTTGCTGCGAAAAAGATGGCGCAGGTGAACAACCGAAGGACGACCCCGGGGGCAGTGGATTCGCTGTTTGGTTCCAAAAATCAGCAAGAAGCCATAAAAACAGCGCTTGGGGATGAAGCGCAAACCGTGCAAAAACAACTGGCGGCTGAACGTCTCTTTGCCAATACTCAGCGCGCACTCACTGGCAACAGTACCACCGCCAGGCAACTTGCTGAAATGGGCGTAACAGGAGGGGCGGGGGCTGGTCTGGGTTTCATGGTAGGTGAAGACGCTCAATCGGCAAGCATGGGGGCATTAGCCACGCTTTTAGCGCGTAAAGGTGGCGGTTCAGCGGTTCGCGCTCTGACCGCGAAGAAAGAAGCGCAGATTGCCAAATTGCTTGCAGAAAAGCTTGCCGGGCGAGAATTACCGACAGGCGTAGGTGAGGAAGTGAACAAGAACCCGGCGTTACAAAACCTCATTATGCGGGTACTGAGTCTGCAAAGTGGTGGCTATACAGGTGAAGCCGTTACAGCGACACCGTAAATCAAGGTGTTAGGATGCATCACCGTCGGCCCAAACAAACGACTAAAAAAACACCATCGGAAAAAATAAAAACAGACACAGCGCCATCGCTGAACTCAGCACAAAATATACACGGCTAACTGTCGACCAAGTGTGCCAGCTTTCCCGATAAACAGAGACAAACGTCAATGGCATCCATACCCCGGAAAGTACACCCATGACGATTAAGCCGTAAGCATTGAGCACAGGCATCTCTCCGATAGGCAGGTTTTGATCGATTTGTTGAAAAAAATTAATAAGAACAGGCAAATAAAGTAAAACAACGCCACAGGCGTACAGAGTAAAAAAGTCTTCTGATCGGTGTGAAAATTTTGTTTGATAGAAACGCGCAAAGAGAAGAGGAATATAAAACCCTACAAGGCAGGCGCTAGGTATGAGCGCAAAAAGTTCGGATGAACTAAGGTCGGCGACGTTCATACAGCCAAAATATCGCATGTTGCCCACAAAGTCCATTGACACAATACCCTCACTTTTACTCTAAATAAGGAGATGCCACCATGCCATTTAACGCGAGTGGGTTCTTTCAGCGTCTATTCAGCTGGCGCGATGACCGTGATGCAGGAGTGAAAATTCTTGCTGAACGTATGGATCAGGAAATGGATGGGATCGTTGCCGGTATCAATGACATTGTGTCTGGCAATGTTGCCTGGAATGGGTCAATGACGGGTGTGTTCGGTACCTCAGTTGCACCGGCTTATTCCTTCCAGGAAGACTCAGATACCGGCATATATCGCGAATCGACCAACACGTTGGGTTTCAGTCTCGGGGGTGTCGCCGTCGCTTTGTTGGATGAAAACGGTTTTACGGTAAACGGATCGGTTGACGCAACCAAGTTTGATGCGGGTGGTGCTGAGTACAGCACAACAGCCGGCGGTTGGTTCCTCAATAACTGGAACACGGATAAGCAAAAGGGCATGGCTTTATTTGCTGATAACAATGAAATGTTTATCAAGAATGTCACAGAAAACAATCCATCAGCAAATCCAGTTGCACCAAGTGTCCTGAAACTCTGGAATGGTTCAGCATGGAAGAAAGTGTTAACAGAAGACGGTAAAGCAGCAGACGCAGACAGATTTGATGGAATAGATTCAAACCGCTACCTGAGATATACCGGATGGGTTGCAAATCCAGGTCGTGACGCGAATACTCAAGGATTCAATGAAATTGGATTCACATATCAAAATAATGCCCCAAAGATCGGTCCGTTGATTAATATGGGTACTGACCATTATTCATTGCAATTAAATGCCAGATATTCAGGACAATCAGAGCTATCGTTCAGAACTAAAAACGGGGATAACCAGACGTGGAATGCTTGGAAAAATGTATTAGTTGATGGCGGTAACGCAACACTAAGCGACCTTGTAATTCGTCGCAGCTCTGCAAGTTCTAAGCTTTTAGATTTGAGAAATCCGCAAGCTAATAGCTGGGCTTGGATCAACATGGCGGCGGGGACTGATAGTACGGGCGGTAATAAAACCTGCCACATAGCGTTTAGTGATAGGGCAATTGCTGGTCAGCCAGCAAATAGTTTACATTTCCGTATTGGGTCAGGCGCAGTCGATAACAATACACGTTTAGCAGTGCATAACGGCGGCGTTAATACAGTTGGAAAGCTTGCAGTAACTCGAACGACCACAATTGCAAGCGCTAACATTGAAAATGGTGCTGTTGTTGTTAACGGCGAAAGTAACAGTAAGTTAGGAATTGATTCTAATGAAATATACTCAAGTGTTGATTTAAATATTGGGACACTTCAAAACAGAATCAGTTTTATGAAAGGTTCAACATTATTGGGTCAGTTTAATAGTAATGGACTGCTTACAACTGAATATGTACAAGCAAACAAAGGCTTTAAAATTGGCAATAAAATGTTAATCACTGGCGCGGCAGGCTCAGGCGCGCCAACAGGTACAGCGATTCCCCCAGTTGGTGGCTTATTTGTGAGGTGGTAACCATGGCGGCTGAGTTTTGGTTTAACGACAGCGGAACACAACGAAAGTCGAAAGAAGTCTATTTCAACGATGGTGGCACGCTGAGAAAAGCCAAGGAAATTTGGTACAACGACAATGGAAACTTGCGAAAAGTCTTCTCCGCCGGGTTTAGTTTTACACCCACATTTGTCGATGAAAGCAGTAACATCAGACCCTGGGAGCAAGTATTCAAAGCCTATAATTCCACTCAGAGTGGAGGTAGTAACCAGTTGATTGTTGATAACCCACTTGGTGATGCAAGAAGACTAAGGTTGCGTTGGTTCAATATTGTTGCATGGAAAACGAGTCCTAGTGCTACCTACTATGATCGAGCGTCAAATATTCACATAATTTTCTCTACTATGGATAGCACTGCTCAGGTAAAAGTTAACAATCATAGCGGTCTTGTTTTGACGACAGGAAGCGTGACAACCACCTTAAAATGGCGTGCTGACAATAATGGTTATGACTTGAGCTGGATAACGGACAACTATACGCGATCTGTAGAGGTGAAAAAATTTGTAGACATAATTATGACACCTCAAGAGTTCTCAATCTCAGCGAGTTAAAAGCTATCAAGCCTTCAATTCCGAACTTCTAATAACTCTGAATAAATCGCGAAAATCAAACTACTGTATTTTACCACGAAATTACCACGAAATTACCACAGTGACAGTGTCACTATTTTTCGAGTATTCATTCGCTTGAATGTTAATTCACTACATAGATGGTGAGATTAATGACGGAAGGCAGATTGAGATTTCTTTTAAACGTAAAAAAGCCTGCTATAAAAGCAGGCTTTTCAGTAATTTGGTGGGTCCGGGCGAACTCGAATCGCCGACCCCTACCATGTCAAGGTAGTACTCTAACCAACTGAGCTACGGACCCAAAATACATATTCATTCAACAAGGAATGGTGCGTCCGAGTGAACTCGAATCACCGACCCCCACCATGTCAAGGTGGTGCTCTAACCAACTGAGCTACGGACGCATTCCCTTGGAACGAGGAGGATATTAACCACTGCAGGCGAGGGGTGCAAGTGGAAATTTGAGGTTTTTGAACTGGTTGGCGTCTTTGTGATCACCTTGGTTATAAATTCGACCAAATTAGTCTCTGAGTTTCAAAACAATGGATGTTTGATGCTTTTAACCAGATAAATTGAAAAAGTGACAACCGTCTGATCACGTTGTAATCATTTCAAAGAGTTAAGTAAATAGGTGAGAATAGATCGCATTTGATCAACTGATAATTCGCTCGAGGATTCGGATTCCGTTAAATATAAACGACATTATTCAATCTAATGTCGTACCCAAAGGACTAGGGAAAGGAATGAAGAAAAGGATTTTAGCGTGCGTGATTATCGCTGCGTTGAGCGGAACGTCAGCAATTGCAGAGCGACCTACCGAGCACTCACTGCTCCTGGCGAACGAATACAAATCGGAAGTCAATCTTGATGAGTACTGGGTTTCGGAGAAACTCGACGGAATACGCGTGGTTTGGGATGGTGAAACACTGTACAGCCGCAAGGGTACAAAGATTCATGCTCCTGTTTGGTTTATTGAAAACCTGCCTCCCGTCATGATGGAAGGTGAACTTTGGGCTGGTCGAGGCAAATTTCACGTTGTTCAACAAACTGTGATGGACAAAACGCCATCTGACCGTGCGTGGCAGGACATTCAGTTCATGGTTTTTGACCTTCCACATTCTGCTGGTGATTACGCCAAACGCTATTACGACATTCAAAACTGGGTTCAGGTTATCAACCAACATCATGTTCGCTATGTCGAACACCTGCCTGCTGGTAATCATTCTCAGCTAATGCACATGCTCGACACCATTGACGGTAATTATGGCGAGGGTGTGATGCTGCGTAAAGTGAACCAAAGATATCGACCAGGTCGTTCTGATGACCTACTCAAACTTAAAAAGTATCAGGATGCCGAAGCCACAATCATCGGATACAAACCGGGTGAGGGTAAGTACCACGGAATGCTTGGTTCTTACTTTGTAAGATGTTCTGACGGTAAGGAATTTTATATTGGCAGTGGGTTAAAAGATTCGATGAGGAAAGACCCATTACCAGTGGGAGCTCGAATCACTTATCGCTTTAATGGTAAAACGTCAACAGGAAAGCCCAGATTCGCGAGATTTGTAAGGGAAAGAATAGAGTAA